TCTATATATTTAATAAAATATTTACTTACATATAATATATTTCTTTTTCTTTTGGTTCTTTTCTTTTTCTTTTTGTCGCCATTCATATAACTCTTTAACTATTACTGTGATATCATGCTAATATTAAACTAGTATTTCGCCTTTAATTATGTTACAAAGAATCAGTATTGGTGTTGAAAAAGAAAAATATGAACAATTAAAAAGCCTCTCAAAACCTGGAATGTCCATAGGTTTCCTAATTAGAGAGGCAATTGATTTGTTATTAGAAAAATTAGAATCTGAAAAAACTAATTAATATAAGGTGTTTTAGTTTCATATAAATATTTATTATGATCCCACCACAGATCGATCATATATTTTTGACTACCGAAAAAATATCCTCTATCTGATTCCCTACATTGTTCTATATAGAATTCAATAAAAGGATCATAATAATCTGGATTTAAATTATAATCTTTAGCTAGTTCTCTAGCAGTATCAGAACAATGCTCTTCAAACTTTTCATTGACATAAAGATTGTCATATTGTTCTAAAGTTTGGTTTTCTAATGGGTTGTCAATCATTTTTTTATTTCCATAATTTTTTATTTTGTACATACCAAACAATATTTTTTAGTTTGGTTATCTCACTCTTTGTTAGTTTTAAATTTAAACTACCTATAGATTCTGGTAATTCATTATTCCAAACAAGTAAATTAAGTGCTGAATTTTGCACTTTTTTATAAATTTGTTTTTTAGTTGTAGTCAGTTTAGTCATAATTTTTTTTAGCTAGCTAATTTAGCCATAATTGTTTTAAATAATGTTTTTTAAATGTGATAAGCATTCACTTCTTAAGGCCATAATTACTTTAATGTCCTGTTGCAAGTCATAATGCTTTTCATAGTCTGCTTTTGCATCCTGAAATAATCGCTCTTTAAAAGCGATTTTTTCCTGTTTCCTATTTTGCAAATCCATAAAATTTGCATTCTCCCATTCTTCTATCTCTTTTTCTTTTTTAATCTTTGTATACCATTTCCTAAAAGTTTGAGGATGTACATCGGGATAAGTTTTAATACATTCATCGATAGTTGCCTTTAAAGACATTTTGCCTTTAATGCATTCTCTAATAGTCTCGAAACAATCTTCCCTATATTCAATTTGTTTAGTCATATATTAAACCTTTACTAACTTTTTACTACGTTTAATAAGTTTTAAAGCTTCGGCACTTGCTGTATTTTTTTCTTGTAACCCATGTAATAAAAGCGCAAAAGGTCCATCTTCAAAGCATAAACTATCATCTACGTCTATTTTTAACCCTAGTCGTTTAGCTTCGTCTTCACTAAATACAACTTTACTATATCTTGTAAAATATCCCTCATCTATTAAATAATCATATTTACCGCCATAACTAGCAGTTAAATAAAAGTTATTAGGTAATAAAACTTTTAAAAAATATTTTAAACTTTTGCTATAACAATAAAATTTTATATCTTTATTGAACTTAGCTACATTTAACCAAGATTCTAAATATAAAGGGTGATAAAAGTCACCGCTCTCATGTATTCTAAATTTATTAATATTCTTTTTATTAGCTAATAAACTATCGTTTATTAAATTGCTTAACCCGTCAACGTCCCTTTTAACTACAAACTTATTAATAAGATTGTAATTATAACGTCTAGAATTATAGACGTTAGGATAACGTAATTCTTCACTTGCCGCGAAACAAGTAAATAAACTTTCATTACCGCGCTTTAATTCTCTTTTATTTGTTTTTTCATTCATAACCGCCCAGGCCAGGCACGAATTAGAACCTGGGCATGTTAAACCAGCTGGCAAGCTTATAATGCCCGTAGTTTTAGGTAATTTTTTATTACCTTTTGATATTTTTAAATAATTTTTCATTGTTTGGAAGGTTTGAAAAAATTTAAATTTGAAAGTATAGAAACTTTCAAAAAAGGATATATTTAAATATCCTTTTTAGTAAGTATCTATTTTTTAAGTTTTTTTATTTCATTAAATACGTTTTTATATTTCTTATCTCTTATCCTTTTTTTAGATGGTATTTGAGTACCTTCTTTAAATTGACTTTTGTTAGTAGGGATCGGATTATATTCAAGCATTATTGAAAGTCTCCTTTTTTAACGTCTATTATTTGAACATCCCTTAAGTTGTTATATCTAACTCTTAAATATCCAACTTTAAAACGTTTTGCATCTTGTTTGTTAACAATTGCACCTCTAACCATCGGATCCAAGTTTTGAAAGTCAAAGTTTGAGTGGTAGTGCTTTAATATCTGAGACTTATTTTTAAAGTCTCGTCCGTAGGCATTACTAACCGTTAATGTGTGATTCATTTTTATTTATCTCCTTTTTTAGTTTCTTTTTTAGACATAACGTCCTTAAAAGCTTTAAAAGCATCTTCTTTTTTTAAGTCTTTTAAATCTAATTTTTTAGATTCTCCAGTGCTTGCATTTAAAAATACTATGTCAGGCATAATAAAAATCTCCTATGTTTGGAAGGTTTGAAAGTAAAACTATTTATATAAAATAGTTTTTTATAATCTCGATTAATTCGAGACTATAAGAAACTACTACTTATATAAATAATAATTTTTATCTAAATCTAAATTATTAAAGTCTTTTTTAATCTCATCACTGCACATTAAATCAATCCCTATGAAAGATTTATTGGTTTTATACCAACTAACAACTTTTAATAGTTGCTCTTTAAATTCTTCTATATTCTCACATTTAATAATAGTAAGATCTCCTTCACAGTAAGTAATTAATTCTAAACTTTTAAAATTAACCCAGTTACCAAAATAGCTTGCATCTTCAGTAGTGTCTATTTGTGCAAATCCTTTTTTATAGCTACACATATTAAAATCAAATATGTATCTATCAGAATTGCTAAATGTTTTTTGAGTTTTCATAATAATAAAAAAATAAAAAACTAACTCAATTAAGAGTTAGGTGTTAAATAATTAGTTTGTAAATTTATAATTTTATTTTTTATTTCTACTTGTTTTTTTAAATCTAGAATTAATTTATCTTTTTCAAGATTTATTTTTTCTAGATATCTGATTTGATCATGTAATGTATCTATCATTTTTTAACCTCTAGATAACTACAAGCTAATTGATAACCATTAGCACAATGTAACTTTTGCGAAGTAAGCAAACTGTCAGATAATCCCAAATATAGAATTGATCCTATGCTTACATATAAAAATAAATTTTTAATCATTTGGAAGGGATAAAAATAAATTAATTTTTTTATATATATCCTTTATTGATTTGTAAAATATAAAATCTTAATATCAAGAATATAGAAAAATATATTAGTGATGTTTAGATAGTAGATTTTAGTTAATAATAAAGGATATAACATATTATAAGCATATTGTATGTCTATTGTCTAGCTAAATATTAGATTAATATTAATTATATTGATTTCTTAACATAATATCAATATGGTGCAAAATAGTATTATTTATGCTATTATTAAATTAAGTTATTAAACCTTCCAACAATGCAACTAACTAACCAAACAATTAAAGAGCTTAATGATTTTGAAACTGCAAATAATGCAGTTAAAGAATTAGTAACTGAGAGAGTTAACGAAATTGAAAAGTGGATGAGAGTTAGAAAAGGTTTAAACAGATATCCACTTATTAGAGATCCTAAGGAACAACAACTATATAATAATCTTAAGTACTGGTTAGAAAATTAAAGCTATTACAGAGGCTTCTAGCTAGCTTAGAATTAAAATTATTTTGTAGCTATGGGGGTGTAGTTGCAAAATTTTTTGCACGGATATATTACACGGGGAACTTAAATATATATTGGTTATTTTTTTGGTTCTACTCGAATTGAGAGTTCTGGAGCTTGAATGTTAACGGTTTCTACAGATTCACCAATTACTTTACCTAAACTATCGAGAATTTGAGCAGCGGTTTGGAACTGACCTTTTTTAACAGCTTTATTGAAGAGTCGGATTCTCATTGCTTGAAGTCTGGGTAGAAGATTTTCTCTATCTTTTTCCCAATCTTCTTTATTCCATTCTTTAACTTTTCTCCAATCGGTCCAGGCTGTTACTTCTGAAATTCCTTCAATTTTTGCGTGTTCTAAGACTAGAGAACGTGTAGTTTTACCTTCTAACTGACGGGAGTATAGACGTTGAGCACGTTGTTGAACTTGTTGAGCAGTTCCACGGGGTACCATATTAGCTTTTCTTTTTGCAATAATTTCTGGATCAAAAATAGAGGAAGCCACGGACTTACTTTATAGGGGTTAATAATCGAATAATAACCTAAAAAAGCTGAATTAGGCTATAAATAGGGGATGATAATGTAAAAAACGTCATTATGAGTGTTAATGATATCAGTTTAAGGTATGCCCAGGGGGAGGTATTTAATAGTAAAAAGAGATTTAGGGTGTTAGTTGCTGGAAGAAGGTTTGGAAAAAGTTATTTAAGCTGTATTGAACTGTTAAGAGGTGCGATTAACAGGCCAGGAGAAGTTTATTTCTATTGTGCTCCTACATATAGGATGGCAAAAGATATTGCATGGAAAGAATTAAAGAGATTAGTGCCTAAAGTATGGGTAAAAGCTAAGAATGAAACAGATTTAAGGTTGGATTTGATAAATGGATCGAGTATTGAGTTAAAAGGAACAGAAAATGCAATGGCATTGAGAGGAAGAAGTTTAGCAGGGGTTGTATTGGATGAAGCTGCATTTATGGATCGAGATGTATGGGCGGAAGTAATTAGACCTGCTTTGGCTGATAAACAGGGTTGGGCGTTGTTTATTAGTACTCCTGATGGTACTGCCAGTTGGTTTTATGATATGTGGTGTTTTTGCGGGGAAACTGATAGAGATGATTGGCAAAGATGGAGTTTTACTACGATCCAGGGGGGTAATGTTGCAAAAGAAGAAGTTGAAGCAGCTAGGGGGCAATTAGATGCGAGGACATTTAGGCAGGAATTTGAAGCTAGTTTTGAAAATCTTACTGGTTTGGTTGCTGTTAGTTTCAGTGATGACAATATTGACAAGGAGGTACAGGATTTACACATGATGCCCTTGTTATTGGGATTAGATTTTAACGTTGATCCCATGGCAGGGATCTGTGCGTATAAGCATGATAATTGTCTTTATGTCTTTGATGAGATCATGCTGACAGGAGGTGCTACCACATGGGATTTTGCAGAAGAAGTTATAAGACGGTATGGGGTAGATAGAAGAATTATTGCCTGTCCTGACCCTACTGGTAGTGCAAGAAAGACAAGTGGGGTTGGTGTTACAGATCATACGATCCTGAGAAGGTCTGGTTTTACTGTTTTAAGTCCTAAAAGTCCCTGGAAGATAAGAGATAAGATAACTGCTGTTAATACTGCTTTGCTTGATGCCAATGGGGATCAAAGAACTTTTATTCATCCAAGATGTAAAGAATTAATAAAAGCACTTAGAACTTTGACATATGCACCAAATACAGGGTTACCTAATAAAAATTTGGGTGTAGATCACGCATTTGATGCTTTTGGTTATCTTTGTTTACAGCAATTTAACCTTGCTAAACCAGAGACATTAGGTCAGACTTCGTTTAGAATATATTAAGAACTACCTAATTCTTATCATGTATCATTCTACAACTAAGAAAAAGAAGAAGAAAAAGAAGGGCGGAAAGAAAAGATGCAGTTGTGGCGGTAAATAATGACCAAATTATGTGCCAGAGGTAAAGCAGCAGCAAAACGTAAGTTTAAGGTTTATCCTTCTGCTTATGCCAATGCTTATGCTGTAAAAGTATGTAAAGGAGATGTAAAAGGGCCAGACGGCAAAAAAAGGACTGCTTCTGGTTATAGTAAGAGCAAAAAAAAGACTACAAGGAAAAAACGTGGCAAGGCATAGTGGTCTTAAACGTTGGTTTAAGGAAAATTGGGTTGATGTAAAAACGGGGAAGCCTTGTGGCCGTAAGAAAGGTGAAAAAAGAGGCTATCCAGCCTGTAGACCCAGTAAACGTGTATCAAGTAAGACACCTAAGACAACAAAAGAAATGTCACCAGCAGAAAAAGCAAGATTTAAGCGTGAAAAGACAAGTAGTAAGAAGATAACTTATCAACATAGACGTAAAAAGAAGAAAAAGTAGCTGTAAAAAACCTAGTTTCACGGTAAGATAGTCATATATATACTTTTTTTCTTAGAATCATGGCATTTTTTCGTGGAGAGGAGGGTTCTGTTAAATTTTCTAAAGATGGAACTTCAGGAGAACTCGGAACAGTTATTTCAACCACAGGTTGGTCTCTTGATATAACAAAAGATACCCTAGAATGTACTGCTCATGGTGATAATTCTAGAAAATATGTAGGCGGTTTAATTTCTGGATCTGGAACTGTTGATTTTCTTTACACTGCTGCTACTGCCACTGATCCGACAGGTGAAATATTAAGAGATGTTTTACAGGCAGATGATCCAGCAAATGCTTCATTTGAGTTATTTCTTAATGGTTCTAATAAGGTAACTTTTAGTGGAATTATTACAGGAACAACCCTAAGTGCTCAAACAGCAGATCTTGAAACTGTAAGTGTAACTTTCCAAACTTCTGGCGATATTACTGGTAACGACTTGTAATGCCAAAAAGTTCTTATTCAGGTAAACAGCGTAAATTAGCTAGGGTTGCTCCTCCTAGAGATAAAATTACGGCTGCTGATTTTAAAAAGTTACGTTCTAAGAAAAAAAAGAAAAAGAAGTGAAACTTACTCCTCGCCAAAAGACTTTATTATCTAAGCACTCTGAACATCATAGTGCAAAGCATATGGAGTTTATGAAAAGGCGAATGAGAGCAGGAG